CATGAATATCCATCGGTTCGGTATACACCGCTTTGTAAAAACGTCTGAGATAATCAAACTCGTCCGAAGGATTGCTAAACGCAACAGACGCTCTGATGATATTCTTTAGTTCACCCGGGTAAGGGATGGGTGACATCAGGCTGACAATTTTACGGAATAGTCTGATATTTTTCCCTGTGCATTTAAACTTGTTTAGGAAGTCATTAAGCAAAACCTCCGCAATTTCCGCCAAATCTTCCTGTGAATACCTATTGAAGTCAATAATCGAGTCAAATCTTCTGACTAAAGCCTTGTCGAAATGGTCAAATAAATTTGTCGTTGCAAGTAAAACAACGCGGTCATCCAATCTATCAAATTCTTTGAGTAGTGTGGATGTAGCCCGTCCCATTTCACGTAGATCGTTCGAATTGGTCCTATCCAATGCGATAGAATCGATTTCGTCAAATAGCACAATCACTTTTTCTGGATGGGCAAATTCTGTTATTTCACGAAATAGCGAAACAATATTCTTCTGTGTTTGTCCAAGTTTACTATCAATCACGGCAGAAAAATCTACGGCGTATAGTTCGCGATTCAGTATCCGTGCAACTTGCTTAGCCGTTTCGGTTTTTCCTGTACCAGGAGCACCCTGGAACAGGAATTTGTTAATTCCAAGATTTCGACTAATAGCATTGACCATGCCCATTACATCTTGTTCGATCAATTCAGGAAGAGGAAGAGGAGAATTTCCAACAGTTACCTTTTCAAAAAAGCCAGATGACAAATCACTCACTTGGGGAACAAACGTGTTGGCATTTGAGAGAAGTGCCATAATGTACTCCGCTAACTGGTAATCGCCCACTTGGTCAAATTCTTTTGCAATCTCATATGCCTCACTTCGAAAACCCGCTTCATTACCTTCAGAATGATACCGTATCAAATTTATAATGTTTTTCTTTTTCATGGAAATCCCTCCAAGACTAATGGTACTTACATTGTAAATCAATTTGGGACAAAAGTCAATATATTGGGACAACTTTCTAAAAACACACAATGTTTCCTTTACTCGTCTTCGTACACTTCATGCCGCACCAAGCACCAAAAAAGAATAGTATTATAACTTTCGGTTCCTGTGCGTCAATAATTTAATTATTATAAATTTTTATTTTTTAAGCCACTCACCCAGATATAATAATCGTGAATCCGAAACCTCTGAGCCGAAAGACTCAGGGGCTATTTTTATGTCTGGAGGTGATTTTCTATGCTGTTCCGTATCATCGTTGTCATCATCACTATTACGTTTTCATTCTAAGCTGCATCCGCACAGAAATGAGATATCCCCATGAACTTTTTACCCGAGCTCATTCAGAAACTTGGCACGGTACTTGTTGAAGTCCTCGTGCTGATCGCTGAAGAAGTCGAAAAGAAAAACTAACGAAAACAAATCGAAAAGGAGATTTTACTATGTCTGCAAATGTTGAAACCATGTTCTCTGTCCGTGAAACCCCTTGGCATGGCCTTGGCCGTATCGTGATGGATGCCCCTGCAAGTCGGGAAGCTCTGGAATTGGCTGGTCTGGACTGGCAGGTGGAAAGCCGCAATATCTATTCCGGCACAGGTGCTATGATTCCCGGCTATCGTGCCAATGTCCGCAGCACGGATGAAGCTGTTCTGGGCGTGGTGTCTGACCGTTACCGCATCGTACAGAACGAAGAAGCGTTCCAGTTCACCGATGACCTGCTTGGTGAGGGTGTCACCTATGAAACCGCAGGCTCTTTACAGGGCGGTAAGAAGGTGTGGATGCTGGCAAAGCTGCCGGAGAAGTACATTATCGCCGGGGATGAAGTGACCCCATATCTGGTGTTCTTCAACAGTCACGATGGCAGTTCTGGTGTCAAGGTCGCCATGACCCCGGTTCGTGTGGTATGCCAGAATACCTTGAATTTGGCTCTGGGTACTGCAAAGCGTATCTGGACGGCTCGCCACACCGAAAATGTTCTGCTTCGGGTTCAGGATGCCCGTGAAACCTTACAGCTTGCCAACAGCTACATGGGGGAGCTGGGTAAGGGTATCCATGAGCTGACGACCATCAAACTGTCTGACCGCAAGATACAGGAGTTCATCAATGAGTTCTTCCCTGTCACGGAAGATATGACCGATGGCCAGCGGAAAAACAACCTGCGTTTGCAGGAAGAATTGAAAGCTCGCTACTACAACGCACCTGATTTGGAGTGGGTCGGAAAGAACGGCTGGCGGTTTGTGAACGCTGTTTCGGATTTTGCCACCCATGCAGACCCCATCCGCAAGACCCGGAATTACAATGAGAACCTGTTCCTGCGCACGGCAGAGGGCAATCCGATGATTGACAAAGCCTACAAAATGGTGCTGGCCGCAGCATAAAGGAGCGAACTATGAACGATGTAAGCAATCGGACTGTCCGGGAATTTTCTGAGTTCCTTGATAGTGTCGAAAAGAATTTTCCAAAGCCTATTTCCAGCACAGCCTATGAAATTACGATGAAAAGCACTATCGTCAGTGCTTTAATCACGCTGGATACCGAAAAGAAGATGGACGAGCGTTTCTGGAATCATCTTCGGGTACAGCGGAATATTCTGGATTTTCTGTATGCGCTGTGGCTGGATGATGACCGTACACTTGTAGATGAGTTTTCCACTATCATGCAGGATTTGGTGGAATACGATTTTGAAATCATCGATAAAAATATGAAGCAGGAGTTGAATATTGCATGAAACGATTGATTTCCACAATAAATCTGTCCAAAGAAGATTGGCTGCGCTATCGAAAATGTGGTATCACTGGCACGGATGCTGGGGCCATTTTGGGACTGAATCCGTACCGTTCTGCATTTCAGGTGTATCACGATAAAATCAACGATACCATTGAAAATATCGACAACGAAGCTATGCGACAGGGCCGGGATTTGGAAGACTATGTGGCACAGCGATTCACTGAAGCCACTGGGCTGAAAGTGCGCAGAGCCAATGCAATTTACCAAAGCGAGGAACATCCACTTCTTCTGGCAGATTTTGACCGTCTGATCGTTGGGCAGAAAGCAGGATTGGAGTGCAAGACGGTTTCTCCGTTCTCTGCGGATAAGTGGGCAGATGGGAAAATACCTGCACACTACATGGCGCAGGTCAATCACTATCTGGCTGTCAGTGGTTTCGACTGCTGGTACATTGCGGCTCTGATTTTCGGAAAAGAGCTGGTAATTCATAAAATCATCCGTGATAAGGCTGTTTTGGATGACCTCATTGCCAAAGAAGAGCATTTCTGGAAGTACAACGTGATGCCTGAGATTCCGCCTGCACCCACCGGAAGCGAGGGAGATACACAGCAAATCAATCAGATGTATTCTGACGATGATAAAAGCAAAACGGCTGATTTGAATGCAGTTCGTGACCTGCTGGACAAACGGCAGTCTCTTTCTGACCAAATCGAACAGCTGGAACAGGAAAAGACTGCGATTGAACAGCAAGTGAAGCTGGAAATGCAGGATGCTGCCTACGGTACAGCTCCCGGCTATAAGGTGTCGTGGGTATCTTCCGAAAGCAAGCGTGTGGATTCCCGGCGGTTGAAGAAAGAACAGCCTGACATTTTCAATCAGTACAGTAAAAATGTGAGCAGTCGCAGGTTTACTATCATTCATGCGGCATAAGTTTTGGATATGGCGGCAGGAAATTACTTTCTTGCCGTCTTTTTTATGGGAGATTTATTATGGCTACTGAAAATCCGTTCGTAAAATTATTTGGCATTGACTTCAAAGACCATGTGGAGGTCAAGAAGTCTGGTAATACCGAGCTGAAGTATGTGAGCTGGGCGTATGCTTGGGCAGAGGTGAAGAAGCTGTATCCTTCTGCCAGCTATGAGGTCAAAAAGTTCAACGGTCTGCCCTATGTCTATGATCCTATCACTGGCTTTATGGTCTATACATCCGTTACCATTGAGGACGTTTCGCATGAAATGTGGCTTCCTGTACTGGATGGTGCAAATAAAGCCATGAAAGCTGTTCCGTATACCTATACGACTCCAAAGTGGGAATATAACCAGCAGACACGCCGCCGTGAGAAAGTCGGCATGGAAGAACGCACCGTAGAAGCCGCTTCCATGTTTGATGTAAACAAGGCCATTATGCGCTGTCTGGTAAAGAACCTTGCGATGTTTGGCCTTGGCCTGTATGTCTATGCCGGGGAGGATTTGCCGGAAGATGCTGCACAGCAGCCGGAGGCAGAACTGAAAAAGCAGCCGAAACCGAAATCAACCAACCAAAAGCAGGAACAGCCGTCCATGCCCTGTATTTGTGTCCGCTGTAATCAGCCCATCAAGAGAGTTAAGTTGAAAGATGGCTCTATCATGCAGGCGGCAGAGTTTGCAGCAACCCATGAGGGAATGTGTGCAGACTGCTATAAAGCTACCCGGTTTAATGTAGCATAAAGGAGAGAATTTATATGTCTTGCAATGCGATGACCGAACACTATGAAGAAA